CATCAGTTACTGTCACGGTCAGAGATGATCCGTTCGCAGTCTCCGGTGGTTTCACTGCCATACCTGGGGTGGCGACTTACACTCTCAAACTCAGAGAGTTAGCCTCCCCCGGACTTTCTATCTTCGGACATATCTTAAGTCCGAAGCAACTGACGAACCTTGCGGGAATCGCCGCAAATTACGGCGGTTTGAAGAAATAAGTTAACTACCCGCAAGGAGAATACTGTCATGGCCTTTGGAGCCACTATCACTATCACCGTCAACGCGGTTGCTCAGGTTCTTAACCGAATCAACCAAGATGCTTATGGATCCGAATGGCTCCTCCGTACTACTACGGAGGAGTACCGTTGCAAGATCCGGCATTCTTCGGAGTCAAATCCGAAGGACGTTGATCCGCGGTTGCGTGGCATGGACAGACACAATGTGGAACTTACTCACACTGTGTTTGCGACCGCTACCACTCCGCAGATCGTCCGGCAGGCTTACTCAATCTATCGAGTTTCGCCTGGAGACGACATGACTGCAGCGAAGAACTTCGTTGATGGATTCACATCCTTCATCGATGGTTCGTCGGTGCAGACCGATGTTCTGGCCTGGCTTAGCTAACCCGTAGCGATACGGGCGCCGTCAGCCTAGCATTGGGTTAATTTCTCTTCCCTCTGCTCCAGAGGCACGGGTTCATCTCTAACACCATGGTGTCATGAATGACTAAGTGCCGTAGTGACGTATTCTTAGACGTCGCCCGTCGCATCCTTCTAGATGCGGCGGATTACTATCCAACTGCTCGTCAAGGTTTTGATAGGGATATAAACCGACTCAAGACCCTTTTGCCGCGGTTTGGAGACCGGATCTTTACGATCGACCTCCCCGCCATTGCGAAAGCCTTAGATAGGGCTCTCGCAGACGGCCGCCTAGTTCGCACAAACCTCCCTTTAACAGGAGGTATAAATGCGAGAACCACTGTGCCTAGACTATTCCAGGGACTGTGGTTGCGGATTTTCGGCATTGATGGATGTTTACTTGAACAGGCTGATGTCAATGCGATCCTCTTCTTGCGACAGGTTCTCCTGTTTGGCAAGAAGTATCGCATGGAGTGCGCCCCTACCGCTCTTTACAAAGCTGTGGAGGAGTACTATGACATCGAGGATAAGTTGCCGCCAGCTCCAGCTTGCTGGGATACTGACGGCGCTAATCTTGACCGCGGGATGCTCGGCTCGGTTTGTGACCTTGCACGAGACGCCCGCAGTCCGCTTTTCCCATCCGTTTCCTACGGTTCGGGTCAAGCTTACCACCTGTTTAGTGAGATTCAGTCCGCGATGGATTGGACCTCATCTCTACTCGGGGAGTATAATCCCTCCGAGTGGAAGTTTAGACATGGACCTGGGGCCACATCTGAGTCCCAGCGGGGAGACGCTTATAAATACGCGTTCCCTAACTGGGCTCCTCGGTTGCAGACCATCTTCCCCTACTGTGAGTTCGCCTTGGCGAATCCCCGGCAAGGGTCGATTCCTTTTGCTGAACCAGACGTCTCTTACGAGGCGGCTAGCCGGCTGATTGCCGTACCAAAGACGCAGAGAGCCCCGCGGTTAATCGCTGCGGAGCCTACATGTAATCAATGGTGTCAGCAGAACGTCAGAGACTTTCTGACGACTCGGATTGCTGAGTGTGCGCTTGGATTGTCGATTGATTTTAGTGATCAGTCGCTCTCCCAGGACGCAGCTCGCAAGGCTGCAATAACCGGTAATGACGCTACCATAGACTTAAGTAGCGCCAGTGATCGACTGTCGGCGTATGTAGTGAGTCGTGCCTTTAGGGGGAATCTCTCCCTCTTGGGTGCACTTATTGCTACCCGGACGTCTTTCATCCGGAATGACCTGGACAAGAAATCACCGAGCCTTCACAGGCTACGGAAGTTCGCATCCATGGGTTCTGCCCTCACTTTTCCTGTTCAAACACTCGTGTTCCTAGCGATTTGCTTAGGTGTTGGCGCAAGCCTTCAACCGACGCGGCGCAAAGACTACGTGATGTTGTGCAGGCAGGTTCGCATATACGGTGACGATATCATATGTCCCGTATCTTGGATACCTAGACTTACCGAAGCCTTAACTGGCCTAGGTCTCAAGGTTAACGAGTCCAAAAGTTTCTGGAACGGAAAGTTCCGTGAGGCTTGCGGGCTCGATACGTTTGGTGGCGAAGACGTCACCCCAGCGTATTTCCTGGAGTATAGTCGCGACGTCGACCCACAACGCGTCGCCACGTACGTAGCTGTTTCCAATAACTTCTTTACGAAGGGGTTTTGGCGAACAGCTCGTTACGTGGAATCGTTAGTGCCTGCGGAATGGCGCAAGCTTGTTCCAACGGTAAGTACGCGTAGTGGAGCCATCGGGTTGCAGTCATTTGTAGGTAGTCTGGAGCCACCAATAACACGGTGGAATTCCGACCTGCAGATCGATGAGTACCTGGGTTTGTCCCCTACTCAGGGGGCTGTTCCAGAGCAGCACGATGGGCCTGCAAATCTTCTCCAGTTCTTTACTGAGTTTAACGAACGCACAGAACGTGCCTTGTTGAACCCTGATAGAGGTTATATAGCTGGTACCGTTTACGGTTCACTCCTTTCAAAGTGGGCCAGCGGTAGGTTTGGTAGGTCGGTCTTACGCTATCGTAGGAAATGGTTGCCCAAATGGTTATTGGGCGTCCCTCAGGATGAGAGACCTTAATAGGACCACTCCCGCGGTTGCGCGGGCC